GGTAAATAGGGCTAGCCCTAAAAAGCGTTTCACATTCATTTTGGTTTGTCCTTCAGTCGGGGTCAGGTCGGGGTATGTCTACCGATTCGGTAGGTCTATGTCAAGCACCCATAATAGTTTTGAAAGCATGGTGAACGACATCAGGATGGTCGGCCAGTAGCGGTGAGACTTCGACATGCACCCATTGGGCGCCTTTAGAACCAATCGTGTTTTTGTCGTACACACGCCATTCATCACGGTCACAACGGTAGCCAGCGCCCCAGCCTTTGGGGTTGTTTTTGTAGGTGCCTGCATAGTCGTGGATTTCTTCTATGCCCAGAATGTCACGGTGGGTAAATAGGAAGTCGATCAGTTTTAACCGTTGTTCAGGTGTGCCTTTTAGGTCTACAGCTCGCCAGGTGGCATGTACTGATTTTTTTGGTGGGGTTGTCCCAACCATGTTTCGGTCATTAAAAATGCCAATGTTGGTGACGCCGAAAAGGTAGCAACAGTAGTCGACAAACACTTTGGTGCCTTCACGTTTGGCGGCGTGTACGGCGTCTTTGTTGCCGGTGTACGGTCTAATTGCCATCGTCTTTTTCTCCCTTGTCCTTTAGGCCGTTACTTGCCAAGATTCCAGATAAGGCACCGGTAAGAAACAACATCATTGGTGATAGTAACGCCCAGGCTGATTCGTCATTAGGGCTGACTTCCAAAGGTTGAATTACAAACAGCAGGCCGTACAACAAAGCTGCAGTTGAACCTAGAAACGCTACGGCTAAAGCAATACCCACGATAAGAATTAGTCGGGCTTTAATTTCTGAGTTTGTGTACTTTTTCATTGGTTGCACCTTTGGGCTGTGGGTTGGGTTTGGCAGTTGTCTCGAGTGCGGTCGCTACAGCTGGTGATGACCAGCATTAGTGCAATAGCAAGGGCGGCGATTACGGCGAGCGTTTTCATGGCATTGGCGGATCTGGTAAATCGGCTTCGTTGCTCGGTGTCCATGTCGCCATGAAGTCACGCAACGACTGGCGGTAAGTCGCCCATTCTGCCGAGTACTCGAGCGTTAACGGGTTGTTCGGTATTTGTGTCCAGTCGGATTCGTTCAAATATGTTTTAATTGCCCATCGGCAGTTTGTGGTTTGTTCTTCGGCGGTGTCGCCACCTATGTAAATGATCATGATGGTCCTATGTCCTCTACTAAAAGATATGCAACGGTAGTTGCACCTCGAGCAAGTGTTCCCGTGCCAGCCGTCTGTTGAGCAGTCGCCACCACATTGACTGTCCCTGCCGAAAATGTCCCGACCCATATCAAGTGCGACTGTCGTTCAATGCCTGCTCCTGCGGTGTTGTATGCAGTATTAAGCACTGTGCCAGCAAGGTTTGTCTGCCTAATTCGAAAAGCAAAGTAGCCAGTCCCACCAACCGGGTTTGGCTCAAAGTAAGTGATTCGGTAATAACGGTTAGCGACAGCAGTGAACGACGAGCCAGTGATCTGTACTTCTTCCGCCGTAACAGTTGTATCTGATGCCGTAGCGGTGTTGTAAGCCATCACGCCACGAGGGAAACGGTTTTGCTGTGCAGCTGTCAAGACTGCGCCTGACGAGAAGTCTGTGTTTGGGTTAATAGCCATGTTTCTCCTTTACCAGCCGAGTCGACTGGTGTTCAAAATACCAAAATTATTGCTGTTAAGAATAAAATATTGGTAATACTCGGACGGGCTTAAATACAAAGTAATACGGGTTTCTGACGGTGTACCCGAATAACTCATACCTTCAAAAATAGTGTTAACTGTCTGCAAAGATTGCCCTTGAGCTTGCCATTGCAAAGACACCATTACATCATTAAAAGTACGCAAGTTAAGAAATAAATCTGTAAATGCTGTGCTGTTGTTTCCTGCGTCAGTAAAAGTCACTTCATAACGCAAAGTTGTTGGGTCGCCCTGCATGTTTGACAACCAACTGGCTAACCCTGCGGCTTGAGTAGTTGAAGCGTCAACTGTGGTTAACGAATAGCCAGACACACCGTAAGCCGTTTGGCTAGTTGTATTGTTGGCTTGCTGTTCGGCCACAGTTTCAGGGGTAACAGTTACCTGGTTATAAAAGTTTTCGCCAACCGCTATGCGTTTAAAATCTTCGTAAGCAATCGTAGTAGTACTAACGGTGCTTCTAGTTAACGAAACGCTTCCTGCCGTTGTTGAAATGTTGTTACGGGCCGTAAAATAAATACCGGCGCTTCTAGCTTGTAACAAACCTTTTTCTGTTTGGCATAACAAATTAAGCCTATTCAGAATAGTTCCGCTGTAACTCGCAACAGCTGAAGCGTCTGATAAGCCCAGACTTGTTAATTCTAAAACTTCAGGCGTTTTTAAACCTGTAAACGATTCGTTAGTTTTTTTTGCTTGTGTAACCGTTTTGGCTGCTGTGTAACCAGTAAAATCTTTAAGTTGCCATTTGCCTGCCCTGCTTATTTGGTCAATGCAAGTAATGGTTGCCGTTGATAAACCTGTACCGCCTGGGTAGTCGTTGTAGTCAATGTTTGACACGTTGCCTTGAAAGGCCGTATTTCCTGTATCTAAAAATATGTAAACATCGGTGCCACGAGGAAAATTGACTATTTGGTTGGTGTTGTTTTTAATGGTGATATTGAACGACCCACCGGCATAATTGTCGTTGTAGTTTTGTCGACCATCAGAACCGCTAAATGACAGTACGTCACTAGTAAAAACTGTAAATCCAGCGCCATATCGGAAACTCCAACCGTAAGCCATTATTGGACTCTTACGGGTAAGCGGCCTACGTTGCGGTTATATGCCTGTAAAGCCCTGACAACTTCGTTGGGGTCAGCTGACATGACGTTAACGGTTATATTGCCGCCGCCACCACCAAAGCCCATACTTCCTAACTTTGACAACGGGATAACTGCTTCAGGGCCTGATTCGCCAATCATTGACAAGGTTGGGCTAGTAACAATTCCACCCTGGGCAAGCATAGGGATATCGGGTACATCGAATCCGTTACCACCAATACCAGGCACCCACCCAGGTACTTTAAAAGACAGTTTGCCTACTGTGTTGTTCCACAGTTTTGCTATTGCATTAAATGCTGTTTTGAACGGCCCGAAAATGACGTCAGCAACACCGCCCATAATTGTGCCAATGCCTGTTTTGACAACTTTTAACAGGTTCCAAATGTCATCTTTAAACTTGACTACAAACGCTATGGCCATACCAAACGGCCCTGTAATGATTGCTAGCAGTAACGGCCAGTTGTTTTTTGCCCAATCAAACACATATTTGATAGCGCCCCACACGGCGTTAAACCCAACTTTGATACCGTCAATAGCCTTACCGAAAATATCAAATTTGACTTGTAGAGCAACCAAAGCCGCAATGATTGCAATGATGACAACGGCACCAGTAGCCACCCAAAGGGCGGTAAATGAGGCGGCAGTGACAGCGTTAATAGCGGCGGTGACAGCACTAACAGCGGCCCATGCCGCCATAGCCGCATTAGTTAAAACAACAGCTGCGGCAATGCCACCAATGACAGCGCCCAGAGTTACAACCAAACCAACATTGTTACTAATCCAAGTACCCATAGCCTGAAACGCTGGCAACAATTTTTCAACTATTGGAAACACGGCGGCGCCAACAGATTCTTTAAATTCGCCCATTTGGATACTAAACGATTTCATTTTGCCTGAAGCGGTGTTGGCTGAAGTTGAAGCGGCACCCTTAAATGTGTTGCCCAATGCGGCAAACACTTCATCGGTGCTAGCGCCGTTTTCAATCAGACTTGCTAGGGCTGGGTCTAACTTCTTCAGTGGCCCCAGTTGCCCGTTAAATGCTTTTGACAGGGCGTCAGATACGGCGCCTAAGTCTTTGCCTGTACCGGCAGAAATGTCTAGTGCCAGGTTCATTAAATCTTGCGCTTTGGTGACGTCACCAGTACCTCGTACAAGCTTGTCCATGGCTGGCCGTAGTTCGTCATCAGATACAGCTGCGGCAATAGACGTCTTAGTTATAAACGCTTCGACCGACTTAATTTGTGCGTCAGTAGCGCCTGTGGTGTTTCGTAGGCTGGTGGCAAGTAGTTGGGCGGCCTTGTCATCTTCCATGAACGCTTTAACGGCGTCAACAGCAACAATGCCCAGACCAGCGATAGCGGCGGCAGCAGGTACGGCGGCTTTCTTAATAGCAAACTGGGCTTTTTCGCCTGCTGTTTCTAACTTCTTAAATTCTCGTATGGCGCTGTCAATGCCCTTACTGTTGAAGTCTGACAGAATCGGAATTGAGATAGCCATTAAAACACCTTCAAATTCTTATTCGCTTCAGCCATAACACCGTCAACAACTTTTTGTACTTCGGTTGTTAGGGCAACTATTTTTGCCTCGAATACTGGCCAGATAACACGGCTGGCAGAACGCCCAAATTTGTTGCTAAACGCTGTACCTAACGGGTTGACATTGGCACGGCCTGCAATGTCAAAGATTGCGGCGGCAGGGTTCTTTTGCATAACCGAAAAAGCGGCGCCCTGCTTCTTATTGTTGACACGAACACCTACGCCCCGAATAGCCTTAGAAGCTGACAACGGAAAAACTTGGCGGCCACCAGGCGACCAGTTGCGTTGAGTGCCACTAGGGAAACGGTTGTCGTCATAGTTTGCCTTCATGGCGTCGGTCATCGGCTTAGCGATTTCCTTCATGTTTGCCACATACGCTTTGCGGAAACCAGGTTCAACTTTGTTCAAGTATTTAACAGCGTCCTTGACACCATTAACTTCAAGCGTTAAATCGGTTGTCATCGCTGTTTTCTGCTTTCGTTTATGACTTTAATGACCGTCGCTAGGTCATTATTGTCAAACTCTACTTGCTGGGGCCAGTACCCTGTCGCTACTAAAACTTGAGCTAGTGCGTTTCGGTAGGTACTGGCACCGTAGGGCGGTCAGGCTCATCATTGACAACTTCGAGCAACACCAGCTTCTTAATGAAATCATCTAGGACTACCGGCACGGTAACATTGTGTTGTTGGCATGCCTGGTGTGCTAAATACGCCAAATCTTCAATGCCAATACCGCTGGCCATGTCGCTGGCTTTGCGTTTAAATTTGCGTTCCCACGAAACAATAGTAAAAAGGTTGGTGCTTACTTCTACAGGGCCTTCGCCCTGGTCGACTCTAAGTGTTAGTTGCATGTCGGGCCTTTGCTGTTGGGGTTAAATCAGGAAACAACGGTGGTGAGAACGCCACCCTTAAAAGTAATTGAAATGGTGCTTAATTCGCCCATGGTTGCGTTGATTACTGGCAAAGACTCAAGATAAGCGCCCACCAATTCAAAGCGTGGTTCTGTGGCACTAGCTGTGGTCAAGCCTGCAACGGTGTTGGAAACCTTTACTGTGGTGGTGGTGCCGACAAGGCTGGCCAAAGTGCTGTAAGTCTCGCTGGCCGCATAACTCATGTAGAGGTCCAAGGTTATTTCTTGGTTGAACAACCCTGAAACGAAAACCCTTGAGGTGGAACCAAACGCTGTTGATTCGAGGGCTTCGGCCATGTTGGTGACCGTGGCGCTGGTGCATTGGTCGGTTAACGAAACGCTGTTGACCATTACGCCTGGGTTAGAAAGGTATGTCGAAGTTGCCATGGGGTTTAATCCTTCTTTGTGTGTGCTTTAGTTTTAGCAGATTTTGGGGTGGGCTTGTCGCTGGCTGGTTCGTCAGATTTAATGAAACCGTGAGTTAGTAACGCTTCAATGTTTGTACCGGCACCAGGCACAAATTCTGCGCCTACTGTGCCGATACGTTCGCTGATAATTGTGTATTTCATCTTTACCCTGCCTGTGCTTGTACGTCTATGGATAGGTCATATGCGGCAAAAGTCTGGCCACCAATTGGGATATAGCCAGGGCGCCCAGATTTCACGGCGACATTCTTTGCTAGGACCGACGCACACATGCTTAAAACGTTGCGTAAGCCGTCCAAATTGCCTGGCCCTAGTGTCACTACTTTTACCGAAAAATTCATGGTGACAATGTTGTAGTTGTAGCAATCAAAACTTGGGGCGTCAATAAACACACATGGTGGGTTGATTTTCTCAGGGTCAAAGACAACACGCATGCCAGTGATCGTGGCAAGCGTTGTTGCTAGGTCGTCTATCGACTCATTGAACAGGTCGGTGTAGACGGTCATTACGCAACCGCAGGCCGTGGGATACCAGCCAGTTGTTTAATTAACGGCGACAGCCCAGACACGGTGGCTACGCCCATATCTGAAAAACTAGAAAACTGGTCAATAGCACCGCGCTGTCGATATATGGAACCGCCCATCATAATCGTGGCCAGCTCTACGTCTGAACTGGGGGCCGTAGTTAAAGAATCCGTGTAACCAGATTCCTGACGTCTACGAAATATGAAATTGTTGGCGCTTGAAGCACACTGAGCTAAGAAACTGGTTTCGTCAACCCCAGCCAATGCTATTCCGAGCCAGGTGCCAATCTGTGTGCCGGTCACCCAAGTGCAGGTTTCCGTGTAGGTCAGGGTGCCTTGTGGTATTGCAGCTGAGCGGTCTAGGTCGTCCCCAGCGTCATAAAACAACACCTGGTTAGGTATCGGATAGTTGTAATCAAATGTCAGATCGCCAGTACTGGTTACGCCCGTAAACAAGTATTCGGGTATGGCGTAAACATTGTGCGTACCGTTCAAACCGTGGCCTAAGCCAGCAAGCGTGAACGGCAAACCCAAATTTAGTTCGGGTTCTGTCAATGTTTGAACCACAGCGTAATCGTCTAAACGCTGGTGGAATATGACTTGATAAACAGCCATGGGCGGCTAACCGCCTTTCGACTATGCCTGGG